CACCATTTCTGTGAACCATCTTTTTCTACAAATTCACTGCAATCCATTATCGGCGACCACCCTGCTTGCCATCAAGACGAATAGTCCCAACCCTCCAGTCAGCCAACCGAACCCCCTCAATCCTGGCAGCAATCTGGCGACCAGTCAGCCGGAATGAGGTTGGGTTTGCCAATGAATACGGTCCATACGAATATTCCGTCCCTGTAGGGTAGAACTTCGTGCCAAATCGAACCTGAACATCCCCAAGAGTCTTGTCGTCAGGGATAAGGCCATTCAAATACAGAGTATTGTCACCATCACCCAGCTCAACAGGACCAGACTCTGCAAATAGTGTCGCTGAGTCATAGTTGAAGCCAACTTCGTGCTCGTAGATGTAGCCATCAGCCGATACCCACAGTGGGTAGGCAAACACATCACGGTCAGCCCCGCAGGTACGAGCAATGGATCCAGTCGCCCAGTGCCCCTCACGGTAGTTGTAGGTCACATACGAGTCATTCTCATTCGATGCCGCACTCGGGTAGAACCACCAAATCTCACCGTAGGTTGCATTGTGAACAGCATATACCTTGGATGATTGATTGATGTTTATGTTGTTGAACACATAGTCGCTGACATCGCTTGGCAGGGGCTTGACATATCCATCGTAGATCCAAAAGCCAAACCGAGACATCCAAATAGCTGAATTGTCATTGACAGCAACGGCATTTTTGGAAATCACCCCGCAATTCATGCCCACCTTTTCAAAGGAATAGACATAGGGCGGTCCAATGTAGGTTGCGACATGGGCATCCACATCAGTCCAGATCATCAACTGGTTGCGAATCCGCTTTCCGAGCTGGATTGAGCCAACAGTCGTCAACTCAAAGTCACCAGCCTGATTGGTCGTTGCAGGAGTCCAGACGGTGTTATTTTCTTGGTCAGACCACTGTACCTTGCGGGGGTTGCCACCAGCGCCCAAGGCAAACAAAAACCGCTCAGAAGTGACGACAATGGCAGTGCATGAGGTCGGGGCATTGGTGATAGCCGCAGCATCACTACCAGTGTTCAATTGCCACTCAAGTAGCTTACCGTCCTTTGACGAGCACCCAACAAGGTACTCGCCCCATGTGTCCAAACTCCATGTGGTTGCAGGCGTGTAAGTGCCAATATCAGGGCGTGGCACACCATAAGCATAGTTGCCATAGGTCTGGGAACCATAACCAATGTTTAATACTGCATCAGCATCGCCTGTCGTAAAAGAAACTGGTGTAATGTCGGTGAGAGTGCCACCCTCGTTCATGTGGTACAGCTTGGAATGCGTACCAACAGCCATGCGACGATTACCTGAGTTATCTCGCCAAGAGATAAACCCACGAGCCTTGCCAGTCAATTGGCTTGCAGAACGCTTCCTCCAGCCTCCAACAGGCCGAATTGTGCCCTCAAACCAGCGAACCAGGTTTGAATCTGTCCAGCGTCCCTTGGCCTGATACTCAGTGCCATTCTTGAACACGCCTGGAGGTAATTTGAGAGGAAGCATTGCCATGATTCATTTTATTCCGTTGTTAGATTGGACACAAATGACACAGTGACAATCATAGATGGCGTGGCAGGAATCGCAGGACTGCTTCCGCTTGCGCTGACAGCAGGATATTGCTCTAAAGACACCCCAGAGTCACTTACTGCCCACATGATTTCAAAATAGTCGTTTTCCACCATGTCCAAGTAAAAATTCATCGCAGCAATCAAATGACTCGGATCGCCCAAACTCTTTCTGGCTGGCATTCCAAAACGACTATTAGAGTTCGCTACATTAGTGCCATTCAAGCTGAACCAAATATCTACGTGTTGAGAGTCATTGGTAGTGTTCTTGAATTGAGCGCTAAATTGGATGTTGTAAACACCCTGTTGGCTGACAGTGATCTTGCTTGGCAAGTCACCAGTCATTGATGTGCTGCTTACAAGTTGCGAATTGTTGACTCGGTACGTTCCTGTGCTTCCAGTTGTTCCTGTAAGTTGCTCAACAATACGAGTGCCAGCAGTAACGCCAGCACCAGTAATCTCCATCGAAGGATAAAGACTGCCACTTGCAATAGCAGAAACATTAAGAGTAGTACCTGCTGAACCACCACCATTGCTGATAGTTGCAGTAAAAGACGCAGATCTTGAAACAACTGAGATTCCATTGCTGTAGTCCGTGGTATTTAACCGCATGAAGTAAGCAACAGCAGTCGATCCGTCACTCTGGTCTGTACTGTCTTGAAAAGCGCCGTATGGGAAGTTAATGAACTTGCCACCACGAATGCCAAACATCGCTCCAATTGCGTTGATCAGCTTGGTGAAGAATATCTTGACCTGATTGTTATTCTGCGCCTGTTGCTGGGCAGAATAAACAGAAGGAGGCAACGGCAGGTTTGGTACTGCCGGAACATCCAACTGTTGTTTCAGATTAGGCATTACTTATCTGCTTTTCCATCAAGTTTATCAAATATACGAGCCAACATTACCTCAATATGAGCAATATCAGTTTTATAGTCATCTCTTTGCACATAACTCATTGGCATTTGACGAACATCTTGATCTAATCTTTCAAGTGTTCTTGTAATGCTATTAAGAGTCCACCCGCCAAAAAATGCGGCTACAGCAACAGCACCATTAAAAAGTACTTGATAATCCATTTGACATCAATCCTTTGTTAATTGATATTTAGTCATCAAATCCCATTGCTCTTCTGGGCTGATATTTGGAGGCGCTATGTCATCAACACCATCCCCATTTCGGATGGCGTGGATGCAACAGAAAACCGTGTTTGGTTCCAAAGCCGTGAATTGATGTGTCACACCCTTGGGTGTAACAATCAAATGCGGGGCGGTGAACTCCTGCTCACCATTGTCGTGCTTCATCAGCACTTTGCCAGAAGCCAATAGCGTGATATGGTCAAAAACATGAGCATGACCTTGATGTGTGTCACCAATATTATAAAAATGATGTAGTTTGACAAATACATTGTCAACAAGTTTAAGGTCTGTAAATGGTCGATTAGACACGGGTAACACCTATTTCTGGTTGCGGACGAGTATCAACCCAAATGCACTTATCTTCGTCAAAAACCAAATATGCCTTATCTTCCTCTGCAATCATTGATTCGGGAACATAGAAGGCATCTTTTTGTGGGTCGTAAACATATCCAGCGCCGGGATAATTTTTCCTGAACGGAATGCCGCCAGAACTATGCTCTCCAGCATAAGTGTTGTAACTGGCCTTCTTCCAATTTGTGTTTTGACCAAACAGCTTTTTGCAAAATGCAATTCCAGCTTCTTCAGACTCAATGCCATTTGTATCAAGTGTGTCGGCATCGTTTATGACAACAACCCGCAAAACGACATTGTTCTCATCAAGTTCAGCGTAGTGAGCCATTATTGGAACCTCCACTTGATAATCACGATGCCGCTACCGCCATTTCCGGCGTTATAAAAAGTGTTGCCACTTCCACCACCACCACCGCCTCGATTTGCAGTTCCATTTGTTGCAGAACTTGAACGCTCACCACCATTTCCTCCACCGCCTGTCCCTCCTGTGCCGCCGTAAGCAATAAATGCGCTACTAGAACTGCCGCCACCACCACCACCATAAGTTGTTGATGACCCACTTATGCTTGTTGTGTAGCCATTCCCACCATTTCCTCCATCGCTCCCTGCGGTTTGCCCAACAGCAGTTGCGCCACCACCGCCACCACCAAGATAAGAAAAACTTTTTCCACCAGTCGTATATCCAGCGGTTCCTCCATCATAGCCTTCGCCAGAAACACCAGTTCCTCCAGCCCCGTATGGGCTTCCATACGAGCCGCCTCCACCAGAACCTCCATTGCGGCCATTTGTATATGCGCCACCATTCCCGCCACCACCACCACCGCCACCAGTAGTTGTGACAATAGAACCAATAGAGGATGCGTCACCGCTAGTTCCTCTTTTATCAGTGACATTTGTTCCTTTTGCTCCACCGCCCCCAACAGTAACTGTATATGTTGTGGCGGTTACAGAAGTTGAACCAATTGCATCAGAGCATTTAACGCCACCAGCGCCACCACCACCGCCTTGACAGCCGCCGCCGCCACCACCAGAAACAACTAAAAATTCAATTTTGCTTCCATAAGTTGAATCGCTGCCAAGTGCGTTAATTGTGAAAGAGCCAGAACCAGTAAAAGATGCAATTTTGAAATTGCCAGAGGTTGTAACAGTTGCGCCTGACGCAGAGGCGTCCATGTATAAAGCGCCTCCAGCACCGCCTCCAACAAACATTTGCATAATTCCTGTCATAATTTAGCTCACATTTCCTGTAACAACACAAACAGTTCCAGAAATAAACAAAATTGTCGCAACACCTCTTGTTGCCAAAGTCATTGTGTTTTTATCTGCATCAGTTCCGGCAATGTATGCTGTTGTTATTGAGCAAGTAATTGTGATATTGCCAGTTGTGTTGTTGAATAAAGAAACTGCATCTCCCTCAGAAAATGTTGCATTAGGAATGGTTATTGATCCACCAGATCCAATTTGTACATACTTACCAACATCGCTAGTTGCCAATGTATAGCTACTAGTTTTTGTTCCTACAGCAGGCAAATTAACATACCCTAATTTGATCCACTCAACATCAGTTGCGCCACTGTTCAATGCAAGTGCTTTACTACCGTTTCCTGTGTAGCTCGGCAG